CATCATCTTCAAAAACTGCGGTCCGTACATCGCTCCGTAGGTTTCGCCGGCAGTAACGAATCAGGGGCTCCTGCGGGAGCCCCTGATATCTTAGTATGGAGGTGCAAGATGGACAAGACGACAATCAACGTGGGCGATATCGAAATAAGCGTGCCGGCAAACGTAGTCGGTAACCTCAAACTCACCACTCTCAAAGGCAATGAATTCCTCTGCCCTATCAGAAACGGCATTGTCAAGGTCGATGAAGAAGTAGCAGAAACCCTGCTTTCCGGTAACAACGGCCAGCCGCTGCCGGGCTACGCAAAAGCAGTAATTTCTCCTGACGATAAAGGCCCTGGCTCCGGCACTACTGGCGCCGGCAAGGCCAACAAGGACACCCCTTCCGACGACGAGATCCGGGTGTATCTGACCGGGAAGGGCGCTAAATTTCACCCAAAACTGGGTACAGATAAACTGCAGGCTCTGTATGCCGTTGAGATGAAAAAAGACACCGACGCCGCAGCAGCTGGTACTGGTGACCAGAAGTCAAGCGAGCCCCTGACCGTTGAAGGGTACGAAGCGATAACGACTGAAGACCTGGCTATGCCCTTGGCCGCCACAACCGATCCCGAATTGATCAAACAGCTTATCGCCGCTGAAGCAAACGGTGAAGCCCGCCAGGACCGGATCGACCTGTTGACCGTCAGGCTTACCGAACTGACCGCATAAAATGCGACTTGTCCTCGCAGATTGCCATTCCGAACAAGTAAGAGCTCTGGTTGAAGAGCATAACGTTATGGTGGAGGCGCTTCTTGCTCTTTCTGAGAAGCGCCGGCCCACCAGACTGCCGCAAAAAATCACTTTCAAGGAGGTAACAAAAGGATGAAAAAGTTAAGTTTTCTGTGCGGGGTAGTTCTGCTGTTGGCAATGGCAACGGGGGCATTTGCTTTTCCGGGTGCGGGAGACGGTTTCCCCACGTTCGGACAATTCGGCGGGGCGGCCCTTTTCGGGACGGACTTCGCTCCCAGTTCAGTTACCGTGATTGACCTGGGGACCAAAGGTGGTTACACCAATATCGCTGTGGACAAGCTCACCAAGTATCAGATATCTATTGTCAAACTGAGTGACAATACGGCGGTGGCCTGCAGCGCCAAATTCGGCGGGTACAGTTCAGTCTATGGCACTTCTGCGACCGGTAAATTTCCGACTTCCGGGGTGGGTCCGTGGCATCCGGGCCTTAATACCAAACGGATAGCGGTCTATGGCTGTGCTTCTACTTCATACGCGGCCCGTCCTCAAGTCGTCATTTACAAACAGTAGCCAGTGATTACCATTCTGCAAATACATACTGACCGGTCAGAATACTCCAGACTGGAATCTGACCGGTCAGTATTAAAAGTCCGGGTTGTCCCAGACGCTGCCGGCACAGCAACCGTTCGTGTCCTGCGCCGTGGGACCGAACTGGCGGTACAAGAGATCGCTGTCACTACTCCGAAAGGGGCCGTGGCTGTTTTCGATTTAAAGGTGTTGGCTGCAGACGGCTTCCCCCTCTTCACAACGGGCACGTATGAGATAACCGCTATAAGCGGGGACGTCTCTGCTTCTTCGACCTTCATTGTCAGCCTCATGACAGTTGCCAACCTGAAAAAAAGTTATTGTGCCGGTCTGCCTTTGAAACAGGCTGATATTATCACGGCGGTAAAACAGCCCTCGCTTGTTACCGGGATCTCGATTACCCAGGCGTCACAAGGCACCGGTCCGGGGATCTACCTGCTGGTCTACAAAGCAGCAACGGTTGACCCGGTAGGTGCAGCCACGATCCAATGGAACAATGGTGCTATAGTTGAGCTGGCCGCCGCCCCAGGAAATGAAATCCTTCCTGACGACCGAGGCAATTATATCGACGTGGATATTGATCCTTTCAACTTACCAGACGGGAATGTCGCTGAAGGAATCATCCTCGACTACGCAACAATTGACGACGCCACGATCCGCCAAGAAATAAGAAATGGTGTGGCCGAAATTGAGCGGTGTATCGGTACGTTTTTAGAACCCAAACGGGCCGCAACCGCTCCGTATTACGATGACACCTACGATCTGAAAGCTGAGGGCGCCCACTTCTTCAGGCGGGAAGCCTTTTCTCAGTCTTCGCTGTCATGGAGAATCAACCTGCCATATACCCACGTTCAGAAGATGTCCGTTCTCGACGGGTATTTCGGCGGCAATAAGGTGCTGGAATTATCTCATGGTGTCTTCGCGCTGAATCACGGCGTCGGCAGCGTGGAGATCCTGCCGCAAGCAGCCGAGCTTTCCTACATCATTACCTTCTTTACCCAGTTGAACTACTGGGGAATCAGAGAATCTATTACCGACTTCTGGCGGTACCAGGCCATTATTGGCCTCATGCACGTAGAGGACAAAGCCGACCTGTTGAAAGCAGTTGGCTATGTGGCGTCCATACCGATCCTGACCATCGCAGGCCAGGCGGCAAGGGGCGGTCGGCAGAGTGAGTCGATGTCCAAGGATGGTGTATCCCGGTCCTCCTCGTTTGGCCAGACCGGTGTCTATGGTGCGACTGTTGACCAGAATCAGAAATGGTTAGATGCCAACAAGGGCAAGCTCCGGCAGCGGTACGGCGGCTTTGTTATGGCGACAATGTAATGCCAATCCATGGCGCAGAGGTAAACAGGTTCGTTCGTGAAGAAGGCGAGCTGGTCCTGCATGCTACCGGCATGCGGTGCTGGTGCCAAGGCAGAGACGGCCAACTTGACCCGAACTGCAACGCACACGACGTCACGGGTTCAGTCTATGACGACCCGGAAAAGATCGTCGGCCTGTTCACTGATTTGACCCAGCGCAAAGAACTTGTCTCCACAGGTTTGTTCCTTCCAGGCGATGCCCTCTTCTCCCCACAAACTGGAGCCACCGTCTCCGAAGGCGATAAAATCACTCTCCTGAAACCTTTGCCTTACGGGGCTGGGGATGCAAGAATAAGGGGAAATGAGGCCCACGATTCCCTCCTCTACAAAGCCGAGTCGGCCATCTTCTGCATGGACGAAGATCGCAACCGGTACAAGGAAGGAGTGGACTTCAAATTCAGTGAAAAAACAATCCTCTGGGACTGGGCCGGGAAAGACGGCGACAAGCCCTCCCTCGGGAAGAAGTACACCGTCAAATACCGGGCGTTCATTGAATGGATCGCCTTCTTCCCGCCGATGGAAAGATTCTCGCACGGGGAGGATATCGGGTCGAAAGTCATGCTGCGGAAACTCCACTTGATGGTGGCGCAGGGGTAGAGAGTGATAAACCTCATTAACGCAATGGATATGGCTTCAGAGTTCATCCAGAATACCTGGGTGTCTGTTGTGCGTGGTGACGGTCAAACTCCAGGAGCCCCGGCCTTACGGTTCGACACAATCACCCAGCGAAACCTGTACGCCGATAGCATTATCCAGGGCACCGCCTTCGATATGCCGGAAGCGGGTGAGTTCAATAGAAAGATCCTGGCCACTGATAAAATGGCCGAAAAAACCGAAGAGGGTTATTCCTCCTGGGACATGAAGCCGATGTTGTTGGGTGGTCCTAAAGCCCGCCGGTCTAAGAACGGGACCCTGTTCAATATCATACCATTCAGACACGGCACTGGAGGCAAAGCAGAGAATGCTCAGTTCAAGCCTATGCCGCAAAACATCATGGCTGCTGCTCGGGCATTGAAGCCAACTATTTCAGGAACTGGCAAAACCATTTACGGTGGCCGCTTGAACCAGAAAGACCACGGGGCAATACTGGGATCTCCACAGACAAAAGTCATATCCGGCCATGGCAGCTATACCCACAAGAACCCCATCCATGAGGGTATGTTGAAAATCCAGGCGTCCTACGGCAAAGCAGCTCAGAGCAAATACTTGACTTTCCGGATCGTGTCTGACAAATCGGACCCGCTGTCATGGTGGCATCCGGGCCGATCCGCGCAGCGTCATGTGCAATTCGTAGTTGACTACTGCCTGCCGGCGATAGAGCGCAATCTCAAGATGGCAGCCCAAAATGACTTCCTGACGTTTAAAGGTGTCGGGATGGAGATAACGGTAAACTAATGGCCTTCATTAATCTCGAACTATATTTCAGGGACCTGTTTGCTGCTGCAATCGTAGAGGCCGGGACCGACGACAGAATCATTGCCGATCTCTTCTCGGACCGCCCGGAAGCAGAACGTTCTGCTGTGCAGCAGTATTTCTCTGAGCGCCGGGTGCTGACCGATATGAACGAAGAGCTGGGAAAACGTGAACGGGGCATTTACGTTCTTGAGTCTTTCCCGCTGGGGCACCTCCCTTTCCCACAAATAGGCGTCTATCTTGGTGGTGAAGATTCGCAAGACTTTATGCTCGGGCAAGAAACCGGGGCGCCTCCGGTACCGGTCCTCGTAAATAACGAGATCACCAACTGGGACACTGAAAAAGGTTACTACGCCGGTATTAATTACCGGGCGGACATCATAGCAAACAGCAAGGCCGAAGTTATCTGGCTGTCCCGGATCTGCCAGCGTGCCATTGCTTCTAACATTATGGCTCTTGAAGCAAAAGGAGTTATCGAAGCCCGGATATCCGCCGGGGACACGAAACCAGAACAGGAACATTACCCGGCGCTGGTATTCAGTAGAGCGGTTATTTTCACAGGTAAATCACTGCATACATGGACCACGCGGGTCCCTGTTTACAATGGGTTTGAAATAGGCAACAACACGGAGGCATAGGCGATGGCGAAAACAGACAGAATTTTACTGGTTGACGATGAGCGAAAGTTCCCGGTAATGGTCATAGAATTTCTCCAGGGCATCAACCAACCGGAGATGAAGCGGGCTTTTCACGAACTGATTAAAAAAGAGGGGATAACCGGGCACAAATCCAAGGAAGAGTGGCAGAGGCTATACACGCTTTTCCAGACCAAACCGGTAAATGTTCCGTGGCAAATTTGGCAGGAATCCAATAAGGAGGTAGCAAGCCCATGAAGGGAGTTCTTTGGAATGGAAGATATGATGTACTGCCGGGGGCGCGGTCGAGAATAGACTCGTCGGCCCTGGCCAAGACCCCGCTGGGGGGGAACAATCGGTTGTTTGTTCTGGGGGAGATGATTGGTCTCCTACCACCCGGAATCCCTACCCCGATTAACGACCCGGCTCTGGCGCTGCGTTACCTCCACCCTTTCTCGGAAGAGGCAAGGCTGGCTCTCCAGCTCGTGTTCGACCCGGCGCCAGGAAGTGAAATACAGGGAGCTTCAGACGTCCGGGTTATCCCGGTCAATCCCTGTACTCCCGCAACCAAGACGTTTACCGCTTACAAACTGACCGGTTATCTCTTCGGGCTACCAGCCAATCAGGTGAAGGCCAAGCAGGAAGCCGGGACCACTGGCAAAAAAGTCTCTATCGATTACGCCGGCAGTACCGAGGTATTCGACAACCTGACGAAGAGTTCCTTTTCACTCCAGTACACAGGAGCCGCTGCTGCATCTCTGTTGACAATCGACGTGTCAGCTGCGACTCATCTTCTGTCTACAGCCAACACGGGCGACGTGGACAACTTGGCCCTGGACCTGAACGTTTACACGACCATCCAGTCCCTGACGGATGCAATCAACGCCACCGGCAAATACACGGCTATCATCATGGCCGATAAGCCAGGTGACTCCACGATGGATCTCGATGCAGTTGTCGGGCAGGCTATTAAAGCTGCTGCGTATACAGTCAAGTCGGATCTCCAGGCAATAATCGACGGGATTAACGCCCGGTCTGGCTACGCTCTTGCCGAACGGATCGTAGACGCTACCGGGGTGCCGGCGAACTTCGACTGGACATACCTGGCTGGCGGTACAAACGGAGTCACTACCAACAACGACTGGCAGGCTGCTTTTGACAACCTCAAAGCAGTAAAAGGTGATTTCATCCTGGTCTTGTCAGGCGATGCCTCAATTCACGCCATGGCCGATAGCCATGCTGACTACATGCTGGGAGCCAAGAACGAGCGGCAGGTTTTCGTTGGCGGGGAACTCCAGGCTTGGGGTAGTGTCAATGCAAGGGCCACAGCTATTGCGACCCTCAAGGCCGCTGCAAAGGTACTCAATTCCGACCTGACCCTGCATGCCGGTCTCGGTAACTACCAGTACGATCCAAACGGCAAGAGTAAGCTGTACCCTGCCTATATCACGGCGGCAATGTATGCCGGTATCGCTGCTGGCGGGTCCCCGGTCCTTCCATTGACAGCCAAGTACCTCCGCTGCCTCGGCCTGGAAGTTGAACTCACCGAACAAGAAGCAGGGGATCTTGTAGAGGCCGGTGTTGCAGTCCCAATTCCCGATACAGTGCAGGGCGCCGGTTACCAGATCTCTCGCCAGGTTACTACATGGAACCAGAACGACGATCTTACCCGCATTGAATTTTCCGTGAGACGTGGGACCTTCTATGTCGCCGCCCAGATCCGCCAGCGGCACGACCGTTTGAAAGGATCTCCGGGCACGGAGGGTCTGGACCTGAGTATCATCAGCCTGACCAACTCGGTTCTCCAAATGGCGCTGCGGGAAGGCTACATCAGAAGTTTCGACCCGAAGAAAACCGTGCTGCGGGCTGACGGGATGATCCGGTACGTGGACTATGCTGCCGTTCCTATCTACCCGGTCAACTGGATCTTCAGCACGTACCATGTCGAACCGCTGGAGCAGGTTTTCTCGGTAGGTCTGTAAAAATAACGAATAACGAAAGGGGGTATGTGCCGTGGGTGCAATGACTGGCAATAGAGTACGACTGAAATATAAAGGGCAGTATATCGGCTACGGAGTCCAGAATGTCAGTTTCCAGGACAGTTACGGTCTGCAGCGGGTCGATGGGGTGGGCTCCGGGAAAGCGCAGGAACTGGTGCCGGGGGAAATCAACTTCACGATTAACCTGTCTTCCTTTTATGTGCCGAAACAGCGGCTGGATGATCTCGGGATTGTCGATACCCCCGAAACCATCATGACCTCGGTGGGCATTGATATCGAAGTTCAGGATAACGTCACCAACCAGACCATGGAACACTACATCGGCTGTAAGTGCAATACCTACAACCGGAACTACCCGAAGTTCGCTATCAGCGGCCAGGACGCGACCTTCATCGCACTGGATAAACTTTAATCAGCAGAGGGGGGGGCCTGCCGGCTCCCCCTTAATCCTACCAGGAGGTTTCTATGTCACCGCACTCATTCTCCATCGAAAGCAAAGTCAATCCACTCACCCAGCAACCATTCGGCGCCAAGTATTCCGGGAATTTTCACATACGTCGGCCCGCTTTCCTTGACGAGACCATGATTGAATGCCGGATAGCCGCAGAACGTAATTCTTTTGGCCTGGTCGATGAGGCCCAGATGCCGCCTCTGCATAACCAGGTCTCACGCATATTCAATACCGTATCTCAAATCGCTACCGAAAAAACACCAACATGGTTCAACCGTACTACGATCTTTCTTGATGATGAAACCGATATGAAAGCTCTTGCCGAGGTTAATAAAGAGGTGAGCGGTTTCCTCACTTCCTTTCGATCCGGCAACAATAGCGGGGCTGGCGCAGAAGGAAGCTGATTCAATCGGTTTCTGGTACCGGCAACACTATAAACTTCCGCTCCACGATCCACGGTACTTGGCCACCACGCTCGAAGAGATGATAATCGAATACGAAGCGATGCTGTGCCATGCCGGGGAAGCAAGGCGGCTCTGTCTTACTTGCAATAAAGAGACCTTCCGGAAAGAATGCCCTTACTGTGGCGGGGAGGGTTTGGAGCTGACTGGCGATGCCGAAATGGATGCCATGAACGCTAAGATCGCCAACGGTCAGGCCGTAGACTTTGCGGCCATGTTTCCTAACGAAGAATTCAAGACGCTGGAGCCGGGTGAAAAATGAGCACAGCTATTGACCTCCGGGTAAATACCTCCCAAATAAACACAGCTAGAAAAGCAGTCGCTGACCTGTCACAACAGATGTCTTCTTTTGATCAATCCAGTATTGATCTCGGCGGAGAAAGTCTCGCCCGTGATGTGGAGATGCTGCGCCAGGCGTCCCTGGATGTCACCCGATTGGGGAGTATCGCCCGGTCGGGTGAAGCCAGGGGCGGATCTCTCGATCAAAAGCAATGGCTGGATGCGGCCAACCTTTCAAAGAGGGTAGGGGAAAATCTTGGTGGTTGGCTGAAGCATACCAAGGACCTCCGTGGTGAGCTGCGCCATATCAAAGACGATCTCGACGGGTTGAGCAAAGCTTCGCACGACCCAGCTCTTAGTGCCAAAACGAGGGGCTCGATCCTTACGGAAATGAATTCCCTGGAGGCCCGTAAAGCAGAAGTCGATGCCGAACTAAAGAACCGGGGCAAACTTGATGCCCGTGGCGAAATGTTGCGTAAGCGGGCAGAAGAGCACGGTGCCGCGATTGAAGGCTACCAGGTAGACTCTGGCCGAAATGCCGGCGCCTCTGCGGCGAGCGGCATGAAGCGGATGGCTCTGACTACTCTCGGGCTTGCCGGGATAGGGGGAGTTGTCGCCCTGATTGCGGAAGCCGTTTCCAAATATAGGGAATTGGAGCCGGCACAAGCAGATATGTCCACGCTGAGGCTACGCCCTTCCGGGTATGGCTCTCATGGCTACATGCTCGGGGAACGCATTGCCCTTTCCCGGCAGCTTGCAGCGGGGGGTGGATGGCGGGATGTTGCCGGCGCTGGCGATGATGCCATGCGGCTGGCTCGGGGCCGGAGTATGGACGTAGGGGACGTAGGGGGGTTCATGACTGGCTCCTACAGATCCACGGGTATCGATAAGCAGACAATTCAGGGGATGACTGCGTGGATCTTTGCCAACACCAAGAACGGCTTGCGGCAAACCGACGTGCTCACCGGTATTCTCCAGTTGCAGCAGAAACAGATGACCCAACAGGGCGGAGCAGTATCTGCTGGCCAGGCCGCCTTTCTGTCCGCGATGTTCACGGGCGGCTTCGACAAAAGCGTTATGCTCCAGGCTACCGGGGCCTACGACAAATTAAATTCGGGCATGGCGGCTGGGGGGAGATCCCCTGGTGAACAGCTCTTGTCATGGAAACTGGCGGGCGGCGATGAATTTAATGGTTCGTTCGAATCTATAGAAAAAATAAAGACCGCACAAAAACAGGGGTTGGGCAACGAACAATACCGTAAAGGGATGGCTGGGTATTTGAAAGGCATGGACCCGGCCAAGGCCCGTATGGCGCTAAATGCCATGTATGACCTTGCACCGGGCAAAGGCAACGAAGCTGACTTAATGTTGGACATGCTCGGGGAATATGGAGGAGCAAGCAACGACGATTTCATTAAACAATGGAAGGCGAAGGGTGGCAAAGACGCCAACATCGCCAAAGTATTCGCAAACTACAAACCGAGTGCTGTCCGTGGTGAGCTGGCCGAACAAGAGGGGAGCCTGTACGGCGCCGGTAAGGTGCTTGGCCCACCGCTTCAGGGCCTTCGTACTGCGGTACTAGGCGGCGGTGAACTTGTAGTGAAACAAATGGAAAGCACGGTTAAAGGGCTCGAAAATCTTCTGGGAGTGAAGGACGGCAAGGGTTTTAAAATTGCCACCGAATCAATCAGGGAATGGTGGGACACCGCAACCGCAAAACATACGGATAAGGTACTGAGTTACAATACCGACAAAAGGGAAGAAAACAGACAGAAGCTCCGGCAAGGCGTGCATGATCTTTTCGCTGGAGATTTCGGCGGGCAGACTGCCAGTTTCAGAAAACTGGAAGAGGTTGTCGTCAAGATCCTTGCGCTGCCTTCATTGACCCCAGCGAGGACCCCGCTACCTGTCCGGGTGCCGAATAGATGAACAGTTATACTCCTAAAGTTAAAGTGAGAATCCAGCTCTCGGAATACAAAGGCGAATGGCTCGACATCTCTGTGGATCTCGTCACGGTTGCCACCAGCAAAGCTTACGGCCGGGCAGCTGGTGCCTGGCATTTGACTTTGCCATTTCGGACCATCAAGAAATACGGCTTGCGGTATGATGAAATAGTCCGGGCCAATGATATCGTCACTATCGAAATGGATGGCGGTGATGGCAGAGGGAGCGTCCTTGTCATGCTGGGGCTCGTTTCCAGGATAGGACAGGTGTGGTCACAAGACGCGGAAGGTAGACCACAACGCAGTGTAAAGCTTGCCGGCCTTGACTTCGGTAAACTCTTGCTCCGCCACGACTGCGGCTGGAGTATCACCTTGAAAGAGGGCAACGAAGGGAATCCGATGATTCAGCGGATGTCGAAGGATCTCCGCTTTACCGGGACCGCCAACGACATAGTGGGGGGTATTTTCAAGGCCCTCTTTCTTGACGACGTAACGGAGATGGCCCCTTATTTTGAATATTCCCCCCGTACTGACGACGACTGGGAAACCTTCAACACGGCAGTTTTTTACCAGACCGGGGCAGCATGGTCGGCTATGGTGCAAAACTCTAATCACCCCTGGAATATCCTTACCACCGAAACTGACCCAGATCCTGCCCGACTGAAATTTGCAGTGATACTGGAAAAGAACCCGATTCGTGATGACGGCTATTTGTGGCATGATACTTTCATCACCCTCGAAACCGCCACAATTGTCCGGGCCGACGTTGGGGCTTGTGATGACGAACGGGTGAATTACTTCTGGCTGCAGGCAAACCTCACTATTGAGGGTGTAGACGAAAAGATCCCCATCTTCATGGTGCTCGATGGGATAGTCAATTCAGATGATATGTCTGTCGCTCGTAATGGCTTCAACGGAGAAATTAGCAGAACCAATTTTTCCAAGCTGGTCAAAGAGGGCGACACCGTGGCCAGCGCCGGTTTTGTCCAGGAGCTTGCCAAAAGATCTACTGCGTTTTGGAACAGGCTGAGAAACAATCATCTTTTGTGGTCGGGGTCCTTTGCCCTTCACCTGAATCCCCATATTCGGGCAGGTAGCGCCGTGCTGGAAAAGTTTACCAAGAGAGAATATCTTGTTGAGCAAGTGGACCACCAGATAACCTTCGGGGATGTTCCCCAATTTCTCACAACCCTGGCCGTGACTCGCGGACAAGTGCATCCGTCATGAGAAGCAGAGACAACACAGAGGGGGCTATCCCCCAGGCGATGATGGAGCAGCACCCATCCGCAAAAGGGATCTACAGTTACACGTTCCCGTTGCGCGGCATCATCAAAACCGTTTATCTCAAAGACGACGAGGCCAATAACAGCGGGGAAACTGTTGTTGATATAATGCTCCTGGATGGATATCCAGCGGTCTATAAAGTCCCCTTAGCCTATCCATATATCAATGCGGACGAGGGTGAAGAGTGGACCCCAAAAGAGGGCAATATAGCCATTGTCCAGTTCATTGCTGGCAACAAGAATATTCCCATAGTGACCGGGTTTATAACACCCCGGCAGCAAAACATGACGGCGACCATGGCAGAGGCCCCCCGCAACCATAAGAAGCGCAATGGCACCTCTGAAACAATAGACAAGGACGGCAACCGGACCGTCTATGTCAAGGGCAACGAAACCCTTACTATTGCCGGCACCGGTAACGTGGTCGTTCAAGAAACCTTGAACGTACAGATTATGGGAGATGCCAATATTTCAGTGGATGGCAATACTACTCTAACGAGCCCGCTGACTACCGTGAACGGGGATATACAGTTAAACGGCAATCTGATAGCGAGTGAGAATGTGATAGTAGGTGGGGCATTAACAACTTCATCCATTGCCGCAACCGGAGGACTGACAATCGTGGCGCCCGGAGCGGTAGTCATCACCGGCCTCTCGGTTGGGGTAATTGAGACAGGGGCATAACCATGAAATCAGGCAGCTCATTTTTAGCCTTCACAATCGGTCAATTCAACAATTCCTGTCGTCACGGCATTTCAAATAAAAGGCGAGACGCCCACACAGGCGGCACTAGAGCCGTAGCAAAGGGGTGACGTATGTTCGATAATGTCCAAAGTCTCTATAAAGACTATCTTGCCAAGCCAGAAGACGTGCAAAAGTTGACAGTAGGGATTGATATCCGGGACCAACGCCTGCCATTCATGTTTGAAATTATGGATATGGTTACCGGTGCCCCGGATGCCACCTACATTCTCCCCTTTAACCCGGAAGCCTACAATTACGATCCTGTGTTCAGATCCGCTTTCACGTTGACTCAGGGTGGCAGCTTCGAAGACAAGATTGGCCTGGGATTGCCGAAAATCTCTTTAGCCGGTACGTTTGGCTATCTTGGCACTTTGCCTGCCGGCAGCAATGCCCGCCACATCAACGGCGACAAAAAAGATGCCTGGGATCTCTACAAAGAAATTGAGAACATGATTCTGGATTTCCACTCGCGGTTCGGGACCTCTGACGGGTCCCAAGTGAAAGATCCTGTCGATCCTGGCAACCTTCCGGAACTGAGATTTTACAATTATACAGACAAGCATTTTTATGTAGTGCAGCTCCATAAATTCCGGATCAGCCGCAGCACAGCTCGGCGGCTTCTTTACCAGTACGACATACAAATGACCGGGCTCCGAAGACTGAATTTCCCGACCATCGAAGAAGACACGCTGGCGGATATGTTTTTAACCCCGCAAATTCCAAAAGAGTTGGGTCCGTGGGACAAGATTATGGCCGGGTATAGTACCGTGATGGCCGGTATGGATAAAATTGTGTCAGCGGTACAAGGCATTCAATCTGACCTCGCGGTGGTTAGGACCTCAGTGATTGCTTTCCGCAATGGGGTTTCTGCGGTTATCTCTGCGCCATTCTCACTGGTGAGAGGTATTATCCAAACCGTGGATTCAGTATTAGTTTCGGTAATCAGCCTTCAGGAAATTCCGCATGAATTTACCGTTCAAATGCGAGAACTTAAAAGGGATATGTTGCAGCTGACATTCCATGTGGATAAATTCAACAACAGTGACTATTTAAAAGAAACAGCGATGTTCCCGCCATCCGGCACGCAAACCGAAATATTCAGTGTCCAGCTGCCGCCCGGTCAAACCCTGGCTATTAGCATGGAGACGCCAGAAACAACACTGTTCACCGCTGGGCAGGCGGAAGTGCAAAATGTGGCGACAAGAGAAGAACCCATATTCAGTAATGACACCATCGAATCGGTTGCTTTTCGCACTCTCGGGGATTCATCGTCGTGGAGGCGTCTCGCGGATCTTAACAGGCTTGAATACCCCTATGTTGCCACAGGCATAAAAGCATACTCGTCCGTTTTGGGTTCAGGCTACTTGGTGGCCCAAGTTGGAGTAAATCTTACTGTCTCTGGCATTATGCCGAAAGTTGGAGAAATTGTATTATTAGCAGATGAACCCGGCAAAGTGATTGCTTTTCAAGATGGTGTCGTGACACTAGAGATGCCTCTATCGGCTGAATACCCAATAAGCACACCCATTACGCTTCATGAACGGGTTTTGTCCGTATTGCAGCCGGGAGAAAAAGTGAAGGTGCCCGGATCTCCCCAAGGTAAGTCCAGCATTTTGACTGGGGCAGATAGCGGTTTCGATGAACAGCTCTATGGTACGGATGCTTCTCTTGACGAGGCTGGTTTGCGGGGCGCTCACCTCGGGGATATTGATACAGTCTCCGGGTTAGCAAACCTAACTATGCAACTGCGGCATCGGGTCAACACCGTGCAAGGGCAACTATTAAGCCACCCGAGGTATGGCTCATATTTGCCAAAGATAATAGGAAAGATATCTACTGATCTTTGGCTGGAGCGGGCGCTCTTGGAGGCGGAAATAACAGTTATGTCTGACCCTAGAATCAAGGAAGTAAAAAAGCTTCGGTTTTTGGCAGTCAACACAGCTATTTATATCAATGCTTCAATAGTGCCAATTGGCAAATTAAAGGCGCAAAGCATCTCGATCCTTGTAGCCTAAAACTATTTGATAAACCAAAGTATCAAATCATAATAGGGACACTATGGCATTCGAAATAATTAAAGCTGAGACAATCGTGGCCAGGATGATCACTTGGTTCGCTGGTGTGCAAAGCCAGATTACCGACTTTCTTCCAGGGTCCAAGATCCGCACTGAGTTCGAAGCAATAGCTGTCGAAATCGAATACCAGTATGCACAATTTTATGGAGCCATCAAAAAAGCCATTGCCGTTTCTATTTATACCTCGTTTGGATTTACCCTCAGGCCGCCTATACCTGCAAGCGGATATGTGACCTTCATCGCAACATCCGCACCCACCCAAGACATTATTATATCCACTGGGAGCCAAGTTTCTTCAACGTCACAGACTTATGTCACGACAGCTGCAGCAGTCCTGATTGCCGGGGCCACAACAGTTAGTGTCCCGGTTGTTTGCGTGTCCGCTGGCACGATAGGTAACGCCGACATTAGCGTTATCAATACTTTGAAAACAGCCATAGCAGGGATCGCCTCCGTTGATAACCCAGCCGCAGTTATTAATGGCCTCGACTGGGAGACGGAAGAACAGCGGCAGGCACGTTTTCAAAAATTCATTGCATCATTATCCCGTGCGACTGACGCCGCGAATGAGTACGGGGCCACTACGGTACGTCTTCTGGGCGCTGGCGGGGACGTTATAGAATATGTTGCCGACGCAAAAGTAGTGGGTCCTCCAGTCACTGCGGTAAGTCATTTTAATCTCTATATATGGAATGGCATAGGCGTTGCCAGTTCCGATTTAGTAGCAGAGACCCAGAAAATAATCGACGGCTACCTTGATGCAAATAACAATCCGGTCGCTGGTTATAAGGCAGCTGGGGATGTTTGCACAGTGGCGTCGGTGCAGACTGTGGTCGGGAATGTCTCACTGGAAATTTCGCCTATGCCAGGGGCAATACAAAATATTTTGCGGCCACAAATAATTAGAACTGTGTCTGTTTACATTCAGAGTTTGCCTATTGGCCAAGGTTTTGTGCTGAATGAGCTAATCCGCCGGGTAAAAAACCTTGCGGGGGTCTCTGATTTGACAGTAATTGGTTACCCTACAGCGTATATTGATGCTGGCCACATATTAGTCCCTGGAACTATAGATGTGGTCTTCCCATGATCAAACGTCTCCTCGGAAGGCTTCACCAAGTATTCGATAAAAATCCTTACGGAACACCGGTTATTGATTTAATGGCTCCGGCATCGCCATCCACGGCAAGTGTCGATTCAGGCATACTTACTTTGCGGGAGGCGGGGTCCTCTACTCAAACCCACTATTTGGCCAATAAAACTATTGAGGAGTTGGTGGCTGAAATAAATGGTAGTGGTGTTTTCACTGCCGTTCTCAGAAACAGTAGTTTCGCTGGGTACCTAGCCATTGGTTTGCTTGAGGCGGCAATTCAAGATTCTGGGTTTCCACTACAATACCCGACTAACCTACTTTACAGTGAGTTGCAAACTTGTGCGTTGGCCCTTACGGATGAAGTTGCACAACGGGAAAACGCAGAAAAACAACTATACGCCAACACGGCAGAAGGCAGCTGGCTTGATTATTGGCTGTCTTATTTTGCTATTGCTCGGATAGAAGGCGAAAACGACCTGTCTTTTATTACGAGGGGGATCGCGGAGCTGTTCGCCCCCAAGGTGAACAATAAAGCCCTAATGCAGATCATAAGCAAAGCGACCGGCTATTATGTAGACGTCAGGGATATGGGGTCATCAGTAACCAAAAGAGGCTTTAGGTGTAACGACTCCCTTTCCCGACTTAACGCGGCAGGTCAAAAATTAACAAACGTTTCCAGCTTAGAAAATCTTCAAGGAATAATTGGCGTGTATCTTTACAACGGCAGCATCAATAATCTACTAGCAAACGAAAAAGCCGCCATTGTGGGGATAGTGAATAAATACAAAGCTTCCGGTAAAGCAGTAAAATATTTTGCGCCCATTTTCGTGTTGAAATGCAATGTGCCGAACAACCGGCTCAACAGCCGTGATTTTGTGGTCGGTCCTGGGAATAAAGGTTGGTTAGAAGTCATCGTCTAAGGAGAATAATATGTCCGGAGAAAATATAGTAAGGGGCGATACGTGGTTGGCCAACCTATCCCGATTGTCATACAATTTCGATAAGTCGTATGAACTGTTGTTGCACGAGCAGGACGTGGAACTGTTGGATGATGAGCTTAACACCATGCAATTAATGGCCCTTGCGAGACACCGCAAATTTATTTCCACCATGTTTGGGAATGGGTCCCCTGACGCAGGTATGCAAATAATCGGCATGGGTACAGTCAACGACTTCACTGTCAAAGCAGGCAATATTCTGGTGGACGGGTGGTTGATAAGTTTGGCGGTGGACACGTCCTATCTTGCCCAGCCTATAGGGCAGACGGGCCTCACAACCCCAGGAGTGGATCGTACTGACCGGGTATATCTTGATATCTATTTGGATGAAGTTTCAGGGGTCGGAGATAACACAATCATAGATCCTTCACTGGGGGTACGGACTTCTACCAGGTTAAAACTAAACTATGCAATCAAAGTGGCAGAAGGTACCACTGTCCCGGCTAACGGGTTAGATGGCCAAAACTTATTCCATTGGTATTATGGCCTTGCTACGATAAACCGTCTGGGAGCAAACAATACCATTACCGCTGCGATGGTAGTTGATGTCCGGGAAGTGCGGGGGAACACTGGCGGGCGGACCGCCACGCTTGCGGTGGAAACCACATTAACAGACGAAGGATTGGTCTGGCTCGACCCGCCAGAAGGAACTACCGTGTTGTATCACCTTCCAGTCTACGGGACCATTGCGGCCACAAAACAATACCGCTATTACAACATTGGCCAGGGCCAGGCTCGCTTCGACACGACAGATGGTACACTAATTGATAATGATGTACTGCTTAATTTAGCGCCCGGAGATCGCGGCGATATCATCAAAGATGGCACCAATTGGCGGACTTTTTAATTACACAGATTAGGGGGGGCGAACTATGAAATATGGCGGCACATTTTCAATCATCATAATTGCTGGCGTCAGCCTGTTCGCTCTCGCGGGTATCGTCCAAGGGTTCACAGCCAACGGTAAAAGGGTCGTTTCCGAAGGCGACCCAATCACGTTGTTCAAGACATATACCAGCGCCCGTACAGTTACCGATGCTGAAAAAGTTAAGTGGACCTTCGCCAATGAGTCGTCGCTTCGCAAGATCACTGAAGAGGCTGGCGCACCGCTTTGGATGGGGGGCGCTTGGCCTGCAATACCCGGTACAGCATTAAGCGCGGCCAGGTTGACTACGCCCCGGAATATTAATGGCGTGCCCTTCGACGGCACAGCTAATATCACAATAGTTGACACCACCAAAGAACCGCTCATCTCCGGGGGCATTGCTGCTCAATATTTGCGTGGCGACAAGAGCCTCGGTACTTTTGCTATAGATGCTCTGGCCGCCGCGCCCGCCGAGACCGCTACCACGATCAAGTCCGCGCTCGGCATCACCACCTTGAGCGGTAGCAACACTGGAGATGATGCCGCTAATTCCCTCTATAGCGGTCTGGTGTCAAATGCCACTCACACCGGAGATGCTACCGGTTCTACGGCACTGACTGTCAGCGGCATTAACGGCACATCTCTGGCGGGCCTCTCTACCGGCCTCCTCAAAAACACCTCCGGTACAGGAGCGCCTAGCATTGCTGTTGCAGGGTCCGACTATCTTGCTCCGTCAGGCAGCGCGGCCGCACTTACCGGTTTCCCGGATCTCAACCAAAACACCACAGGCAGCGCGGCCAAATTTACAACCGCCAGGGCAATTAATGGCGTCAATTTCGATGGCACTACCCCAATCACCATTAACGCTGTTGATAGTACCGCACGGGCTTTGCTGGCAGGTAGTGCTTCCCAGGCATTTAGTGCCTCGACATTGAACGCGACTGCAGGCATCACTTCCGTTACAGGCGGTTATTTTGCGGGTACCTCGGGCAATATTATAATCGGTGGTTCTACCCCGTTAATTGGTTCAAAGTTAGAGGTGCAGGGTCCCTTGACAGGTATGACTGATTTGGGGGTGACAACAGTTGACTTGACTTCAGCGGGAAGCCGTTGTTATACCCATGCCGCAGCAACGTATGCACAATTACAAGTGTATAACGGCAACGTGACGGCTTACAAACCCTATGTATTACAACCAGAAGGAAGTAATGTGCTGGTGGGGACCTTGACAGATAATGGGAACAAGATGCAAATTGTAGGGACTCTTTCCGTCAACGGTACAAATATTGTTTATTACTGCAACGGTGGTACAAATGCGGGACTGCTCGGTAGGGGCAATGCAGGCCCATGTCCAAGTGGCGCCTGGGTGGCAACATCACTTAAAATCGATTAAAGGGGAATTTATGAAAAAGATTGCTTCGCTATTTTTAGCCAGAGACATGATGATTGGAAAAAGTTTTTTTGCGCTGTTGTTCTTATTCGTTACGGCACTACCGTCTCTGGCCGCACCAACTAATACCACTGGCCCTTGGGGTATAGATGCGGGAGGCTTTAAAAACCTTTCCACAGCACTTGCATCCCCTTCCACTGCGGGCAAAACTGTTGTAGTTTCCAAGCCCATGAGCATCAACAATACAACCACAAACCGGACAATCTCGGTTACCGATGGTGGCATGATAAATGTCAACGCGGGAAAGATTTTTACCCCAACCGGTTCAATCGTTGCAGGTGATTATCAAATTTTTGGGGGAGATGGTAGTGTGTCCCTTCTTGAAACAAGAGCTCACTGGCATGGAGCCAAAGGCGATGGGGTGACTGATGCTGACACTGCCGCCGTTAATAAGGCCATTGCAGCGGTAACGGCGGGGGTTCTGGCAAGATACGCGCCTGCGCCACACCCCTACGCCAGCGCAGCTGTTATCCACTTTAAAACGGGGACCTACCTCATTGGGGCTTTGGATGATATCACTGAAGCTATTACGTTTGATTTTAACAGATCAAAAATCATCCCGAATACGACTGGTGTAATGTTTACTATCCGTCAACAATCTACCGCAGATCCTTATCATGTAGTGGGGGCGTCTGACAGGGTTATTTTAAAAGATGCCGTTGTTTATGGGGCCGAGGCACTTCACCCGACTAGCGTAGTAAAAGTGTTGTATCACGGTTACTATGCTCTTTTAGAAAACTTTCATATTCGGCTAGTTACCGCCACGGATGCGCTTATCTACCATTTTTCTGGTGAGGGCATGACACTCAGGGATTGCAATTTTAGTGACAATAATTCAGCTTCCGTTTTTTCCAGTATAACTGTCCCTGGCGATGCTTTGGTGCAGTCAAACGCCCTTTTGCTCGACCACATACTTATCCAAGATCAAACGGGTACTGGTATTTACGTGAACGGCGGAGATATTTCTATTACTAACAAGTCTGTAATACAAGGTTGCACGGAGGGAGGCATAGTCCATGGAGGCGAATCTACCGCAAATTATATATCTGTCTCAGATAGTTATTTCGAAAACAACGGTGGGTACGGGTCCATAGACGCGGTGGGCAGGTATGGGTCAGGTGGCAACCATATATCTGTTAAGTCGAGTTTTTTCGGGTCGCTTGCGGCTGGGACATCTCATATAGTCGTGGGGGCTAAAACTAATATCACAGTCCAAGATTGTACTTTCGATACTGCCGGAGTAGGTGGTGCGGCCCCCGCGTTAAATTATGTTGGCATCAATAACAAGCAGCAGACAGCCACCACGGGTTATACAGCGGGTCCAATGATCGAACTCGCGGACAATATCAGGGCAAGTAATAATATTGTAATTATAAAAGACGGCAAGTCCATTTCTCGGGGTGGTTCTCTGGGTTCTCCAACAAGCGGGGTGCCATTCACGGCGTTTACTTCTACAGAGGGAACTTACTTAGTAACCGTGCACATGACTGGTGGCGGGCCTACTTTTGTTGCTTCTGCGATAGTATTTAACGACGGTATAAACGCTATGCTCCTGAATTATGCCAACGGCCTAAATATAGCCATTACCTTATCCGGCCTGGATGTTCAATTTACGCAAACATCCGGCATCCCCAACTCTGTGGAATGGTCGATGATCAAGCTATAATTCTTACCGTGTGGGCAATTCAGCAAAATTAAAAGCCGAAATTGATCTATAAAAACTGGTAAATCCGAGGGGGCGAGATGAAGATTGATGCCGGTACAAGAGAGACTCAAGAGTGGCTGGCTCTCAATGGTTTTAAGGTCGTGCTGGACGGGGACTTTGGCCCAGCCACGGCCTTTGCTATAAAACAGTTTCAGTTAAAAATCGGGTTACCTGCAACTGGGGTTGTTGACGACAAGACCTCGGCGGCTTTGGCCGCTCCGCTCCGCAGGGCTAAAGCCGTAATAACAAGCGTGGGGTCGTTTGGGGATCTTATGGCCGCCTATGCACGGCAACACCTGGATGAGCACCCACGGGAAGTAGGTGGGGAGAACCGTGGCC